ATTCTTTAGAATCCCAAGGAGCCTCTTGAGCCACGACTATCTGGTTTTTATCGGGGCCCGTATGATAATGGTAATGTTTACCGTTGATTGGTTCTTTAGTCTTGAGGTAAAATTTGGAACCGCTTTGTATTTTCGTTTGGAAAAAATTATTATATTCGCCGAGAAGGGTTGCTGTATCCTTTTTATCGAACTGTGTTTTATCCATGATGGCTTTAAACATAAACGGGGAGTGTGTGGGAGGCCAGTCATTGATCGCATAAGGGAAAACGCCGGATGTGGTATTTGAATTCATTTCACTTCCTTTATCAGCAGACATATTTGAAAATGTAAATCGTTTTAATAAACACGTATTCGTAGTTTTATCGAATACATACCCAGTTACTCCTTCAGAGATTTTTTCAGAAGCAAGTATCTGACATTTTCCTGAACTTTCGACATTTTGAATAGGACCCCAATCAGATCCAAGATTTTTCAGAGATATTTGTTCGAGAATAGTGCTTTCCATTTTTTTTTCAGCATTCGCCGTCACTGCCCCCGTTGTCCCTGCTACAGACGACGCTCCTCCACTCGCCGTTCCCTCTCCTTTCAACCAAATTTGATGGTTTGCAGCATCTTCCAAATATTGTGCCCAATCAGTTTCCGTCACCACATCGGCTCCTTTCCCGAAGAAACGAACCTCTCTTGTTGGAATTATAAATTCAAATCCATGACAATTTGAATTATTATCACAATCTCTGGCTGCTGTTCCGACGGGATCGACGGACGGCATGGAATAATACATTCCATGCTTTCCAACTGCAGGAGATTTTTCCGATTCTATTACATTATTAGCGTTTCCGTACATATTTGCAGTGATGTCGTTATTTATATTGAATTTATCGAGTCCGGCAGTATTCATTTTTTTCGAACTGAACGCTACTCTCCACGGCTTGCCATTCCAATCTTGACGTGTTCCAAACCCCTCTTTCCTTGCCGAGAAAAGTACCTTCCAAAGCACGTACAGGATGACGGCGACCGCGACGATGCCGACGGTCCACTTGACCCACGCGGGCGCGCGGTTGACGGCGCGGTTGGCCGCGTTGTAATTGCTGACGATGGCGCGATTGGCCGATCGAATGGCCGTCGCGATCTTCTTTGATGCCGACGGCATGTATTGATGATGATACCGTTGATCAAGATTTTATTTTATTTCCTCGTGGAAATCGTCGAGCGCCGCGCGAAAGACGGGTCGCGGTCCGAAGGTCTCGGGTTTCTTGGCGCGAATCGCGGCGATGGCGTCGTCGACGCCGACATTGCGATCGGCCATCAGGTAGGCCGCGCAGACCGTCGCGGACCGCGAGACGCCCGCGAAGCAGTGAATCAGGACCGCGTGGCCCCGGCGGCGGTGCCGCCGAACGGCCTCGACGGCTTTCGGCAGTCCCGCGAGCATCGCGCGGTCGTCGGCGCGGATATCGCGAACGGGCACGCGGACGAACTCGATCTCCGGATTTTCGACGAAACGCGGGACCTTGTCGGTCGCATTGACGATCAGCCGAATATCGTTCCGCGCCATGAAATCGGTATCGCGGGCGTCCATGGTGCTGCCGATCCAGAGTCCCGGCTCGATTTCCCGGGCCTCGTGAAAACTGACCATGGACTCGACGATGCGCCATCGGTACGCCCACAGCGCGAGAAAGACGAGGAGGACGAAGAGGACGGCCAGCAACGTATCGATCATGTCTTTATTTTAAGGCGTATGTTTTTTTCACGGTGATAAGCGGTCCCTTTTTTCGCGCGACGGCTGTTTTTTTCTTCGACGGTTCGTCGTCGTCGTCTTCGTCGTACCGCGGATTGTAGACGCTGCGGTGCACCTGCCAGAACTCGCGCGAGCCCATCTTGAAGGTGCCGACGTCTCGCGCCTTGTAATGAAAGACGCAGTCCTCGATGCGGTTCGAATGACTCGTGTTGTCGAGGACCATGCACTCGTAATTCTCCGTGCACTGGTCCATCACCTGGTTGAACATGTCGAAGGTCGGGAAGATGCCGAAGAACGATTTGTACAGCCGCTCGCGATTCTGGATGATGTTTTCACGGAGGACGAAGACGTAGTCGATGTTGGTGCGCATGTCGGGGCCCATGTCCATCATGTACTGCATGGTCATCACGAGCCAGATGTTCCAGTGCCGGCCGTTCATGAAGACCGCGCGCATGTTGGGGTCCTTGAGCATCTTCTTGTCGTACGTGCAATCGTCGATGATCAGGAAGACGCCGTTGTTCGGCACCTTGTTCTTGCAGAGCCGCTTTTGCCGCTTGATCAGCCGCGCGAGGACGTCGGAATTGTACTCGGAGTACACGAACGCGTCCGGCACGACCTTTTTGAACGCGCCGTTGCCGTCCTCGGTGCCGCTCATGCAGACGCCAAAGGGGATGTGCCGTTTATTGAACATGAGATCAAACGTCAGGAAACTCTTTCCCGAGCCTCGCTTGGCGATGATCACGCATATGCGTCCGTCGCCGATCGTTTTCGGATCGAATTTACGCAATTGGAGCGTCTGCGACATGCATTCGGCCTCGAAAAAAAGCGGGAGACTTTTGCGACTTTCATCTCATGTTCGATTCGACGAAATAAATACAAACAAACAAACAAATACAATGACGCAAACGTTGATCTCCCTTCACCTGTCCACGAAACTTCCCATGGACCTCTGCGTCCGCATCGTCCGCATGAACGAATCGCCCCTGATATCCGCCCGAACGAGGAAATTGATGGCGTCGTGGGCCGCCCGCGGAATCACAGCGCGCAGTTCCCGTTCTTGAGGCACGTGTACGGCGAACTCCGGACGGCCTGGTCGCAGTAACTCACGGGAAATTTCTCGAAATTCTGGTCGGCGTAGATGCGCGCGTCCTCGATCGCGATCTTGAGCAGCAGCCGGAACGATTTCCAGAACGAGTCCGTGTGGCCGTAGGAATCGATGCTCAGATGCGCGAGTTCGTGCAACAAAATAAACATGGCCGTTTCGTCGTCCTGCAATCGGCCCTCGGCGTCGCGAATGCAGATCGCGATCTCGGATTTGTTGATGCTGTACGCGGCGTCCAGCGACGCGGCCGTGTTGACCTCCGACAATCGCCCGGCCCACCGCCGAATCACGTTTTTGACGCGGCAATCGTCGGCGAATCGCGACGTCTTCAGGTGCTCGACAAAGGTATCGACGCGCGCCTCGAGTCGCGCGAGTTGCTCGGCGGCGTCGCGGGGGTCGCCCGGCGAATTCCGCTGGACGAGGTAGATGCGTCCGTTGGACGCGCGGACGCGCGCCATGCCCCACGTCTGTGCAGACATGTAGACGAAGAGGAGGAGGACCGATACGAGCGCGACCACGAACCAGTTCATGACTAACTACTACCAATTTTTTATTTCGAGCGAAAGACGATCGTATCGCCGCGCGCCTTGCCCGCCTTGAGTGCGACCACGGCGTGGCCCTCGACGTCGCCGGAGTCCACGCGAATGCGCTCGTAATTTCGGACGACCTCGGCGAACGAGGGCGACGGCTTGCCGAGTCGGTCATTCACGGCTTTGTGAAGATCGTAGACGTACTTGGTGAAGGTCCCGCGGTTGGCAAAGTGCTTGAGGAACATGGTCTCATCCAGAAGTTGCGAAAAGTGCGCGCGGCACCCTCCGCACGGCAGAGACGCGGCGAGCGACCGCAGGAGGAAGGCGTAGGACCTTTTGTGTTCCATGGTGGGATTGAGCGGGTACGCAAACGACATGCAGTGCATGCTAAACCACATCGGCGGTCCCCAGACGGTCGTTTCGAGGCCCGCGGAACTCATTCTATACAATAGAGATCACAAAAAAAATGCTCAGAAACGAACCGTCACCACGATGTCCGTGCGCGTGCACGATTTGACCGCGGCCTTGCACAGTTCCTTGCGCTTTTCGCCGCTCTTTTTCTTGAGCGCGCGCGCCGAGCCGGTCGCGTCGTTCATGTCGGCCTCGACGGCCTCGAGATGCTCGAGCGCGTACCGAACGACGCCGTTGACCATGGCCCATCGCATGAAATTGAGTTGGCCGACCGTCGTGGTCACGCCGTTGAATTCGATGCGTTCTCTTCGACAAAAGGGATCGAACCACCGCTTGCTGTAGGCCTTGAGTTGCGACTTGTACTCGATAAAGAGGTTGAACGATTTGTCGTTGACGGCGTAGACGATGTTGCGCTTCTTGGCGTAATTGGTGACCAGGTAATCCATGAGACGGAGCGAGACCGGGCTCTTCTTATCGAGGAGATCGACGAGGGTCTTCATGCGATCCTCGTCGTAGAATCGTCTCATGGATTCCAATAGGGTATCCTTTTTGTCGACGATCAT